TGTATCATCTTTTACAGTATGACCATAAGCAACTATTTTTTCATTATTTAAAAATAAGTTACCATTACATCCAAATATTATATCTTCTTCAGCTCTAAATTCTATATTTTTAGGACTACATACTATAAGTCCTTCATTGTCAATTAATATTCTAGTGTAAGAAGGACCATTACCCTGCATCACTCTTATTTCAAATCTATTTGTTTTAGAAGCTGTATCTAAAGTGCCAGTATCTTCGAATCTTTTATCTGGAACACCAGTTTCTGGATCATCTAAAATTTCCCCTCCAATTTGAATATACATATCCCCATCTGTTTGGGTAGCCAAACTTATCCCATTTAAATCTGCACCAATTCTTTGAATTATTCCACCTTGAGTATCTAGCCATAATGATTGTCTATCAATTGTATTAGCACCTATACTAAGATTAAGCATTCCATCAAGCACAGCGGTTCCTGATCTACCACCAGAGTTTGCATTTTCTCCATTAACAATTATTTCTGTGGATACTACAGAACTTATATCTGTGTGAAATAAAATATGTCTTTCACCATCTTGATCCTTGACAAGAGTATCAGGTCCTGATAAGATTCCTGTCGCATGCAGATCATCAAAAATGCTTGGAACAACACATGTTTTAGAGATATCATGAAACATAGTTCCAACTTTTATGGTTTCAGAGGTAGTTCTATCTTTTGGTAAAAGAGTTTCATCTCCATTTAAATTAACAGCACCTTTCCCAAAAGCATCCAATAATATATCTGTAGAAACGTTTTTGTCTCTTTGAAAATAATCATAGTCAAACTCATCATCTTTTTGTTTTGGATTTATTGTTGAATAATTTTCATATCTTGTTAATACAGAAACATTTCCAGTTTCACTTGATGATGGAACATTTAATTTAAATTGACCTTCTTTGTCAATATCCAAAAACATTCTACTTCTATTTTTCTTATATATCTTTTCTATAGTTGCATAAGAATCACCAGTTCCGGACTCCACATCAAGTTCATTAGGGTCTTTTCTGGCATTTAATTCCCAATGATAAGCGATACTTTTTCTATGAAGTTCTTTTATTTTATAATAATTCTCTTCAGTGCCATTTAAAGTTACAAAGCTTTCATCTTCACCAATAGGTAATATAGTTCTATTTAAATCTAATATATGTCCATAAACATCCGTAGTAGTTCCTTCTATTTTTTCTATAAGGTAATTAGGAGAAACTAGGCTTAAACTTAAAACATCTTCTTTTCTAACCCTTCTAGATGTACTTTTATCTATTACAAATTTTGGATTATCTGGGTTCTGTTTTTTTGCTTCTCTAACATCAGATTGAATGATATTATCATAAATATAATCAGAAAACTCTAAAACAACTTCTCTCTTTTCAGCAAAAGAGGGGTTTCTTTTTCTACTATCAATTGTCTCTTCAGATGATTTTAAGTCTGGATCAAAATTGACAGGTGTTAAATTTTTATACCATCTCGATAATATTCTTTCATCAAGATTAGAAACGTTAGCAGAATCTAAATCTAAAACTCTTCTATCTCTTAATATAATACCATTTATAGAATAACCACTATTATTAAATGAATAAGATTGATTAGACTCTAAAGTTGCCGAACCACCTTGGGCTCCATTTAAAACATTGGTATCTAAATTTATAGAAGAGTATCGCTGTTTTCCTAAAAATGCACCGTTGCTAGGAGATATCTTGAATTTTACATCGTTGTCAGTTTTAAGTAAATAACAACCACCTTCTAATTTACTAATATCCGTATCGTGAGAATGAAAATTTGAATTAAAAAATAAAGATGACATCCCATCATTAGAAATACCTATTTCTTGAATAGTATCTACAGAATGACCTACTTTGTTTATTATATGATATTTATTACCAGAACCTATATGACAATGAATTATATCTCCTTTTTGTAGACCATACCAGAACCCAGTTCCTGTATTGGGGTCTGTCATAAATCCAGACAAATTAACAATTTTAGTTAATTTATCTTCAAGTATATATATTTCAACTGTTTTTCTAGGAAAATCAACACTTAAAACTTGAGCGGTTCTAACTTTGCCAATCCCTGGATCAAAGTATTCATCTTGGAGATCTTTTTTTCTTCTAGCTAAAGTGGGCGAATCGGAAGAATTCCCTGTTGAAAAATAAATAGATTGATTTATTTCTTTTACCATTTATACCCGTTTAACTGTAACTAAAGAATTAAGATTTATCATATTTTATTTCACTTGTTCAACTGTAACTAAAGAATCGAAATTTGTATTTAATCTTTTATAAAATTCTCTATCATTTTCGTAATTTAATTGTTTTGATGTTTGATTAGGGTCTGTACCTGTACTTGCAACTGAACCACTATTTACATTTGGAGATGTTATTATTGAATTTATAATTTCTTGACTTGGAACTACATCGGATTCTAACCAAACGTCTATTGTTTTATATAACAAAGCAAATTCAAGATTGTCATTTAAATCAGCAAAGTTATTATCTTTATTTTGATTTGCTAGATTTATAGCTTCACTTGATGGGTTTCTAGTCCCACCTTTAGAAAGGTCAATAAACATTGGTTGCCCTGGAACTAATGTATCTGAATTTGGAAGCCTACCAATTATTTTACTTTCTGGAATTCCTCTATTAATAAGTCTTTCGATAACTAAAGTAGCAGCTGCTCGAAGAGCATCATCTGGACTTTCTCTGTAATATACACGAACTGTTATCCCAGTATAACCCCTGTTTTCTTGCGGGAATGTTGGTCCAATTAATGTGGCAGCTTTTAATAATATATCTTTTATAGTTCTTAAATTATCAGCACCCTCATCACTTTCAACTAATTGTTGTAATGGCGTTAGCTTTGTTTTACTTGCTGGAGTTCCAATTTTAAGATAATTAGGAAAAGTAATGACTCCTAAATTGTTAGATTTGTCATTACCAGTTGTTCCAGGTCTAGATACTCTAAAATTACCAACATTAGAATAATGACTTTTATATAAATTTTTACCTATGACATCTAATGGTGTAGGTATATACTCCCCTGGCGGTCTACCATAATTTAGTTCTATCTGTGTTGTATATGTTCCATCATATGAAAAATCATGTCTAACATTTTCTGAATAAAATAATAACCCACGATCTTCAACATAATATACTTCACCAGGTTGAACCTCCTCTTTACCATAAGTTGTTACACTTCCTCTAAATATTTTTGCCCTTTGTTGGTTTAATAAAAATAAAGCAAAAGGTGCTAATTGTAGTTCGGGGTTATTCATAAATGGAAGGTATTTGTCACTACCCTTTTTGAACCCATACATTCGCCATAAATCATAATCAACGCTCCATACGTTTGCTAATTTTATATTACCATCTATAGCAAAGCCCTGTCCACCAACTAAACCTCCCTGCTCTGCACCACTAACTTCGATAGAAGTGAACTCTGGTGGGTTTTCCGAATAGCTCATAGATATTATATCTTTCTCTTTTAAAATAAATCGTTTTCCAGATTCATAGCCATAATCATTTTCCAATTCATTCTCAACCATATCTTTCAAAAATGTTGGAATATTTTCAGTTCCATATAATCCTGGCATTAAAAGTTTAGAATAAATATCTGAATTTGGAGTATTGAATTTTTGAGAAGCATCAAAGCTTTTTATTAAATTAATTGTTGTGACTAATATTTCATGTCTTTGTGTTATTAAACTAGATAGCTTTTTTTGAAGATTTACTACATCTACAGGAGAAAGTTTTCCATTTTTTGAAGTTGGCAACAATTCTTGGGTAGTTTTTATCATCGGGCTATCTGTTGATGTATTTAATTTTTTAGCAAGTCTTTCTCTTATGTTTTGAGCTGCAGTTTGTATATCATTAAAAAAGTTTTCATTGTTAGCATATTTTGTATATACACTTTTTAAAGTTTGATTTTGTTTTATTATATCAAAATTGTTAAATGTATTTGCAGCAGAAATTAAGTTCTTTACATATTTGTTTTGTTCAATTGCTGGAATTTCCGGATCTAAAGATATTATAGGAATATCTACATCAGGGACTTGATCAGCTTGGATTAGTCCAACAGCTTTCCTAATACTTTTCATTCTACCGTCTTCTTCAGTTGCAAATATAAATGTATTATTTGTAGTATATTCTAAAGCACCTTGAAGTAAAGTTGATATGCTCTTATCATCATTTTTAGAACCAAGAGCAACGGCTCGAAGTCTAATTTGATCTTCAATAATCTCTATTTCTGTAAATGCAGATTCTAATCTATTTTTAAATGTACTTTCTAAAAAGTTTGGATATACTTGAATTCCATAATCTTGTTTTGCTTTCATCATTTTATATAATACAGAACTAGGTATTCTATTATATTTAGGAGTTCTAAATTCTATATGACCTTGAGAATTTGCGAATAATTCCATACCAATATATTGTGTTGCTTTTTTTATTTGGTCAGCTACACTATTCCAATTTGTATTTATATAATCAAAATCACTAGTTAGATTTTTAGCTATAGTTTGTAGATCATAATCTAAATCATACTCCGATCCAACTATAAATAAATTTTGATCTCTATTAGCTTTTACTTCCCAAAGTTTTCTTTTAGTATATTCATTTTGTTTAGAAACTTTAAGCTTATATTGTTCTTCTTGATCTTTACTAGTCAATGCCGATATATCATCAAAAAATACATTATTTCCTATAACCATCAAAGATTTTGATATTTGGCTTGAACTAATGGAATTTGTTATAGCTTGTTCATGAAGTTTTATTTCAGCATCCAATTCAACTATATTTTTAATTATAGGGTAAGTTATTTCTTTATTTTTTGTAGGAATGATGATTGAACTATTATCATTCCTATTTGGAGAACTGTAAGTTGATACATCAAATTGAAAAGTAGAACCTTCGTATTGCATTAATTTTTCAAGTAATTTTGCTCTTTTGTTTTGTTTTTGAGCTATAGTATTACTATGAGTAAATGACATTAATTGAAGACTCATTGCTTTTGCAAATGTACTTGGATCTGTATTTAGTTTTTTGAAAGGAACGAAATTACCCCATACTCTATTTTGTCTTTTTATTTGTCTAAAAAAGCCTGAAAAGAAATCATTTTCTGGTGTAAAATTAGAATCCACACTTATTGTTCCAAGCTCTGTTGCAGAACGCATAAATGTATTAAAGTTATAAGGTTCTCCACATATTAATATTGAAAGAATATTAACAACATCTTGCCCACCAAAAGGATCGTCAGCTATTACATTTGCAATTTTATTAGTTAATAACTGAGTACCTAAAAGACCATCGTTTGTTCCTGATTGATTTATTATTGCAGAACCTATACCTGACTTCCATTTATAATTAAAACCATTAGGAGCATCGAAAACCCTTCTAGCAAAATCAGAATAAGTTCCTGTAATTTTAGTTAAGGCATCAACAGGTTCAAAATCTGGGTTTTTGAATTTATCAAATGTAATTAATTGACCACCATATTGACCATCTTCAAACTTTAACAATTTACTTTGTATTAGCTTCTCATTCCCAGGTAACAATTTAAAATCAGATATTGGAGGTAATAAGCCTGTAGCTGAATCAAATTCAAAATCAAAAGGAGTTAATGGATCGTATAAATATCCATTAAACTGATCAGTCCCTGGCTTAATGTTTATAAGGCTTTGTTCAAAGTAATATGTGTTATCTCTACAATTGACAGTTACTTCATAACTTCCATTAGAATACGATTCATTAACTTTAGTTACTAAACCACAAAACACACAAGTTCCTGAATATTTTGATGTAAAATTTGGTTTCAAAGCATCCCAAAGCCACATTGGAAAGTTAGAACCAGCAATTGCATTTTTTTCAGCTTCTTTACCATTATAATTACTTACAGATTGGTCAGCTAATCCTAAAATATTAGAGCCACCAAATAAAGATGTTATATTTTCCGTTGCTGATCCAAAAACAGATCCGGCTGTATTTTCAAATCCACTTTTAATTTCAAAAGATAATAATTGATCATCAACTTTTTGAGAATTAATGAATACAGTTACAATATCCATAGGTTGGATTATTTGTTTTCCAAGATAGTTTTTCCTTAACATTCTCCTAACACTATTTGAATCAACATTATATTTTTTAAAATCTTCAAAATTCTTTATTTTATTTTTAAGAAGTTTGAATATACTATCATAAATTCTATTAGCTAATTGTTTTTCTTCTGAAGTGAATTTCTCAACTTCTGGAATTTTAGGATCATCTAATTTTGAATAATCAAGTCCAGAACCATCAGCTAATGTTAGCTCTAAACCTATCCTATCTAAAACAACAGTTACAATATTATATATTCGTGTTCTTATGTTGGTTTGGAAAGTTACTATAGATGCTCCACGCTCTAACCTTAGTCTGTTGAGTTTACTTCTATCTTGTTCAAGATCAAATTCTAATTCATTCGTTAATGGATTAATCAAAGAAAATCCAGTATTAGAAGTTTGATATATTGCTTTTTCTATATCAGCTTCCGTTATAAACATTAAATAATAAGGATCCTCTATATTAAGAGTAGCACTACCTCCTCCAAAATTTATTGAATTTTCACAATTGAAAGATTTTACTAATGTTAACTCTATAACCCCAGTACCTATCCCAACATCACCCTTTCTTTCAAAATTTACGTCCTTTACCCAATTCGTTGTTTGACTAAACCCATTTAAAGTTAAAACTTGTCTAAGTCTTTTTATTTCACTGCTATTTTCATATAGATATTTTGTATATTTATTTAAACTAAAATCTTCACCAAATAAAGAAGGGAATTCTAAAGTGGATGGTAAAATAGCACCTTCGTTGAATTGAGAATCAATCTTGTTAATTACATTGTAAATCATCCTAGCAACTGGAGTGTTTATAATTCCTTGCTTCTTTACTACTTGATTTATTTTTGTTAATTGCTCATATGCCGTAATTTCTGCGCATTTATTTTCAAATAACTTTTTAGAAGCTTTTAAAAAGTGAAGCTCATCTTCATCCATTTTATCTGGAGAAAAGTTTTCCGCTAAACTAGAAAACATTTTTTTCTTTATTAAAACAATAATTTCAGGTGTTTGTGTTACTATGTTTCTTGTATTTGGTTTTGTTTTATCCTTATTAGCAAATCCATCTAATATATAGCTTCTTTGCATACTAAGGTCAATTGAATCTGCTAATTTTTTAGCAGCGTCTGATAAAGAACGATTTTTATTTTCAGTGCCCATATAAGCTTCATTTATCCCTGAAGCAACTGAAGAAGCTAAACTTTTCGCCCCATCTACAAAATCGTTAAAAGATCCCATCTTACACTCCTGAAATTATACTTGCTATTAGATCGTTATTTGTAGTTCCTTTTGTTGGAACTGATTTGGCATCATAAGTAAACGGAATAGAATCATGATCTGATGGTCCGGCTAATGGTGTTTTGTGCCATGGTAGATAATTTCTTCTAAACCCTCGTTTTTGTGTCGCTGTGAAATTAATCGTATAATTGAATAACCCTAAAGTTGCAACATCTTCTGTGAAGTTAAATTCTGTAAAAAAACCTCTATAAACTTCACCCATCCAATACATTTCTATTGTTGATGCATAATATCCTAAAGTAGGAGTTGGTATTTCTACAAGATTTTTAGGAGTTTCACCTATACTATCTAAAAAGTTAGTAACTTCTGTTAATCCAGGAATAGCAACATTTATATAATCATCTTCTTCTTGTTTAAGTTTAGTTGCTTCCTCTAAAGAAATTACATCAAAAGCAATTTGCTCTCCTCTAAATACATCATCTAAAACGTTTATGCCCTCTATCCCGGATGTACCAGTATGTCCTGTTATATTTATTGAAATAAGTTCCTCACCCCAATACTGAATAACAAAACCACCTTTAGTTCTTTGTGATTTTATATTTTTTTTCTTATCTATTTTGATATTTTGTGGGTTGATATACATTTCAACAATACCACGTTCTGGAACTAACCATTTTAACATTCGTCTTACACCATACTTGGCTTTACTAGATGGTATTGCCGCAGTGTTTGCTTGGTAATATTGATTAAGTAATATTGGGTTATTTGAATACCCAGCAACTGGAGCTGAGGAAACATAAGGATTTGATGTTTGTATAGAAGCATCCTTCTGCCCAAAATATGGTGAAATTCTATTCATTATCCTCTACCTCCACTTCTAGGAATAATTCTCATAATTTCTGATGATAACTCATAAGAATCATTTGAAACATTACCATTATTATCTTTGATATTTAAATCTATCATAACTTTTAAAGGCTCATATTCAAGTTTTTTGTTAATTGTAGGATCAGTTAGAGTAAGCTCCGGCTGCACAATTGTTGGTTGAATACTTGGCATTTCCATCGCTTTCATACTTGATTCTTCATTTAATTGAGCTTTGGGAAGAACAATTTTAGTAATAGATTCTTTTGATTCTTTACCTGATAGTTTAGGAAAGAGTTTTTCATAATTAGTTTTTATTGTATCTAATATTTTTACGCCAGAAGACTCGCTAGCTTCATTTATAAGACTCATAATAGGTTTCATAATTTCCAAATCTTTTACACTACTAACATCTATTGCATCTTTTAAATCACCAGCTAAATCCCCTATAATTTCAGCACCCATAGCTACTTGATTTTTAGTACCTGTAGCAATTGAACCAGCTAATTCTGTAACAATTCTATTTGATAAAGCAGTTACAGCTTCACCTTCTAAAGATTGTTGTGCGAATGTTTCAGTAGCACCTGCCTGCCTTGCTAAACCTTGTTCTACAATTGTATTCTTCATTAAAGTATCATCTGCAGATGTTTTAGTTACATATGCTTTATATAATTTATTCGTTGCAACAAGTGTTTTTTCAAGTGCTGATAAGTTCTCTGATAAAGTAACCATTATATCAGTTTGTTTAGTAGCTATATCTTCACCCGTTTGCATTGCGCCAGATAAAGCCTTTTGAGCGTCAATCATTCCACTAGTACCAAGTTCACCCTTAGACATTACTTCAAGTATTCTATTTAGTTGCCCAGTATCTCCAGATCCCGTCATCTTCTCAAGCAATTTCCGTTGAGTTAAAAAAGCTGTTTGAGATCTAGGGTCATCTGTTGCTTCTTTTAGAGAAATGGCTTGTCTACCAGTCATTCTTTGCATTGTTTCTTGCATCATACTTATAACTTCACCACTTTTACCTTCTTGAAGCATTCTTTCTACATTAAGACCAACTCCTATAGAACCACCAGCAGACCTCATACCACTCATCGTTCCTATGAAAGATCGCATCGGCAAACTCATTTTCTCAGCAGAATCACCTAGACTTTTAACAAGCTTTATTTGACCTTCTATCCCAACATTAGTTCCTTTTAAAGCTTCCGATACATCATTTAAAATAGGAATAATCCCATCAAGTTGATTTCCCCACATGCTAAACGAGTTATCTAAATCATCAGCTAAGCCTTTTACATCAGAAAATTGCATTCCAAGTTGCTTATTTGCTTTATTTAAAACGGCTATACGTTTAGCAGAATCAACAGCGTTTTCTCCGAACTTGTAAAGCATTTTATTCGCTATCGAAAGCCCATCTTCCAAGCTAACAGAAGTACCTCTAGTTACTTTGCCAAGTATTTGCTCAGTAGTTAAAGAATACTTAGTAGTTCCAATAAGTATATCATCATAAATTTTACCAAACTCACCTGGTAAATTTTTCATAACACTTACCACTAATTTGTTAGCATCTTCAAAATGTATTCCTAATATATTAGCTGTAGTAAAAGCTTGATTAGCAACTTTATTCATTACATTTTCATTTTGACTAACCATATCTTTACCACCATCAGCATATACATTAAAGAAGTTGCCTCCAGTTTGTGCTGCTGACATTATAGCATTTTCAAATGTCTTTACTTCACTTATTATACTTATAAAGCTTTTATATTGTAATGCTCTTTTTTCTGCCGCTTCACCCATTTTTTTAGACATTTCAACCGCAGAATCTGCAAATCTTATATTTGCTTTATTTGCGAATTCAGAATGTTTAGAGTAATCATCCATAGCAAGACCAGCACCAACTGTTCCTTTAGAAATCATTTGTAATGTTAAAAGTACATCAATACCAGTTCTTACTAATTCTTTATTTGCTTCTACTGCTGTAAAAAAAGTTTTAGTTACTTTTTTTGTTGTTTCATTTAATTTAGAAAATATAGTATCATTCTGATTTGCAGAATCTGATGACTTGTTCGTATCATTAGATAGATTTTTAAAACCACTACCTAATTTAGATATCATCTCCGTTGCACTACTTATAACAGGACTTAAGTTAGAAACCATTGTCTTGAATTCACTAATAGCTTCCGCCCCATTACTTATTTGATTAGATATTTCTGTAAGATCCGCCATTGTTACCTAATAGATATTTTTTTACGTCTTTTTCTTACAGACTTTGGTTTAGTTTTGTTGTTTTTTATACTGTCCCCAATAAGTTTAGTAGCCATCTCAAACCCTTCTTCGCCAGAATCATATTTTTTACTATTATCCATGTCTCTAATTTTTTGCGCCATATCCTGATTATAAAAACTACCAATAAAACAACCCAAATCTTTCATAAATTTAACTTTCTCTTCTTTATTTTCAATCCAAGAATAAAAGAACCATTGTTTTGTAAATTCATCCATATCTAATATTCTTGGATCTGTTGGTAAGCAGCAGAGCCGTTTGCATAAATGATCAAGGAATCTATGATCCGGCTCTTTTACTATTTTTTTATACTGTCAATTACCTCCTTAGCCTCTTCTTTGCTTTTAGGAGCCTTAACTACTATATGCTCTTCGTAAAACGCATGCATTTCAGAGACGGAGTCTTCAGGCATCTCTTCAATAAGAGATATTCTCGTTTCCATATTATCATTGTCACCTAATATATCAGATATTTTAACATCATCTATAGCATAAATAGCAAACGCTAAAGTGTAATTTCTTATGTCATATATATAATCAACTTTTCTATCTTCTAATTGCATAGTAAATGCAGTGTTAATAAGAACTTTAGTTTCCTTTGCAGATAAATTTCTTAAAGTTATAACATGATCATCTATTTTTAGATTAGCATATTTTCTCTTCAAACCTAATAGTAATTCGATTTTGTTTTTTTTATCCGGCTCTAATGATACTCTAGTCTGTCTAATCTCTTCAAGCTCTTTAAAAATATCTTCACTTTCAGCAGCTTCAATCTTTTCATTTATTGGTTCCGTAGATTGAAAATGTCGCTCTACTTGAGGCTCTCGCATCGTAGGGTCATCCACTGTAAACTTTTTAACCCCATTTGCTGAATTAGGATTTTGTGCAAAAGAGCCTATAGAACTATTAATTCTTCCCATAAATCACCTTTATTGTTATAGATATCTAAAGATATATATAACTAATTACTAAGACGCTGAAAATGCTGCCGAGATTAAACTTGGCGCATCCATACTTCCTCTACGTTTACCAACATCAGCTGCTATCTCGTAAGGATCGTATTGTAGCGGAATTCCTCTTTCCCCACCTTGGGCTGAAGTTTGCTCTGAACCAATTCTGCTACTTATAGTTTCAGCTTCCCAACCCATCTCATCTGTCATAATCCAGTTACTAGAATCAAGTGATTGACCAATAGAAGTTATCCAAACATTTTGTATTACAGTGATTACTTCAGAACCACTACCAACAGCGCCGTTAAACTGATCTATTATTTCTATATCAAAAGGGATTCTCTGAGATTTTACATGCACAAAGCCTCGACTAAACGCCTCTGTAACTCGTAATCTATCAAAACGAATTCTGCTGCAAGAACCTTTTACGTTAGAAGAACCAGTAGGCGCTGAATCAATATGACCATCGGTTCCAACTTCATCTATAAATTTTATAGGTCTGTCTTCATTTATAGTCATTTTCTGAATTGCCCCAACAGCTGTTGTTCCAACTTTGATTATCATCATGGTTGAAAGACCAATGCCTGTTCGGTTGATCGTACCACTACCCGTGTTCTGTAATATACTACCTGTGTTAGACGCTACATTTGCTGCTGCTGGAACCATTTTTCTCCTTATAGTTAATTTTAATACATGTTTATTGACATGTTAATTTTAATAATTTAGCTAAAAAATAGTATATTTTGATTAATATCCATTGATTATAATTATTTAATAAAATAGTTATTTGATATTATATTCGTTTAAACTAATCGTTAATAGATGTTACTATTTCATCCTTTGCTTGGTTTGTAAATTTCCAATTATGTAATAATAATTTCATCTCGTCTAATGTTAGATTGTTTTTAATTATATTTGCTCTAAAAGAAATAAACATAACATTATTTTTAACATAACCAAGTCTTGGTATAATCCTATCTAATGTTGGTGAGAAAGGGGTTGAATTCCCATCCCCTTTTATCATTTCAACACCCAATAAAGGACATTTGTTATCTTTAGGGTAAATAGAATGTAAGTAGTTTAAATCTATATTAGATTCTGGTAATTTATACTGTTTAGTCCTTGCTCTTAAACCTTTAAGGCTATTTCGTAAATTAACTTTGTAATTACTACCATTAGCTATAATAAGCTCTCTATTATTTATATATTTTTCTAAGTTATTAACTATTAATTCGTATTCTTCTAATGTAGAATTACTTTTTGATATGTTAGCTTTATTAGATATTACTTGAATGTTGGTTGGGATGTAGCCTTTTGTAGGGTCTATTCTATCTAAAGTAAAAGAATTATATTTTACTTCACCATTGTTGATCTTCATTCCAATATTAAGTAATATACATATGTTGTTAAATGGCATAATGTTTCTAATATTTTCTATCGTAATGGTGAAAGGAATATTTTTGATCTTAGCTCTTCTTTTAGCATGCTGATATAAGTATTTTGGAATATCACTTTTATTATATTTTTTAATTTGTTTTTTTATTTTACTTTTGTTGTCTTTGTAATATTCTTTTCTTTGTTTTTGTATTTCATCCTTATTGGTTTTATGATATTTTTTATTTCTCTCATTGATTTCATCCTTATTATTTTCATAGTATTCTTTGCTTTGTTTATTTAACTTGTTTTTGTTTTCTTTATAGTATTCTTTAAATCGTTCTTTTGTTTCATCTATGTTATCTTCATACCATTTTTTATTTTTTTTATCTATTTTGGTTTTATTGGTTTTATAATACTCACTTCTTTGTTTTTTTATTTTGTCTTTGTTATTTTCACGATATTCTTTATTTTGTTTTTTTTTACATTCTTTGCATATGTTTGGCTTGTTTTTATAAAACTCATTGTCATTTTTACTTTCATTACATTTTGTACATTTTTTCATTTTATATATTTTTTGCTTGGGTTATAGATTTCCAATTATGTAATAATAGTTTCATCTCATCTAATGTTAGATTGTTTTTAATTGTGTTTGCTCTAAAAGAAATAAACATAGCATTACCTTTGACATAACCAAGTTTTGGTATAACTCTATCTAATGTTGGTGAATATGGGCT